CCAGGTCGCGCGCACGCCCGCGGCTGCGTGGTGGTGGTGGTGGTGGTGTAGGTGGTGTTGGTGTGTGTGGTGTAGGGAGCAGGGGACGCAAATACGTTGCGGCTGAGCGCTTGCGCGCGGGTTCGCCCAATGGCGTTACCTCCTGAGCTATGAAGATGAGTAGACGCTCAGAAGCATACACCCGGCGCGGAGGCCGTCAAGACGGGAGTCCACACGCTCAACAAATGAACGCGGGGCGGGATTTCGAGGAGTTGTCTACTCACCTCAGGAGCCCGCCCCGCAAAGGAGACGTCAGGATTGTATCTGGTCGGGGCGCTCGGATTTGAACCGAGGACCTCCTGAACCCCATTCAGGCGCGCCGCGAGCTAACATATCCACGTTGACGCCATCTCCCAACTCCTTGGCGAACCCTGAGCCGCATCTGCGGCCATACCAGGCGGCGCCTGCTGCCCAGATCATCCGCAGCGCTGGCGCATGCGACGGCCACCAATACGCCGTAGCCATGGCCCGGCAGTCCGGAAAGAACGAGCTGTCAGCCTACGTCGAAGCCGCCCTGCTCCAAGCCAACGCCCCGCTCACCCGCACGGGCATCAAATGCGCGCCCACCCAGAAGCCACAAGCCGAAATCTCCGCCGACCGCCTCCGCACCATGCTCGGGCGCTTCGGCCTCCCCGTGTCGACCCGTGACCGCTACGTATACAGCGGCCGCGCCCGCTGGGGATTCCTCAGCGCCGAGAAAGGCGCCAACGTCGTCGGCCACACCGCGGACATACTGCTCGAATGCGACGAGGCCCAGGACGTCGACGCCAACAAATGGAACAGGGACTTCCGGCCGATGGGCGCCATCGCCAACGCCACAACGGTCTACTACGGCACGCCCTGGACCGAGGAAGACCTGCTCGGCCAAGCCATCGCCCACGCCTCCGGCACCCCCCGGCACATCTCCATTCCCTGGCACATCCCCGCCGCACTCAACCCCACATACGCCCGCTACGTCACCGCCGAGCGCGACCGCCTGGGCGCGAACCATCCACTCTTCCTGACGCAGTATGAGCTGCAAATGCTCCCCGGAGCCGGCCGCCTGCTCTCGCCCGCCCAGCTCACAGCCATGCGCGGGAAATTCCCCCGCCAGGAAGCGCCGTCCCGCGACTACATCTACGTAGCCGGAATCGACGTCGCCGGCGAGGACGCCCCCGGAACCGTCAACCGAGGCCGCGACAGCACCGTCATGATTGTCGCCCGCGTCATCTTCAGCGCACCCAAGCAACCACCGGTCGCGCAGGCCATCGCCGCCTACTCCTGGCGAGGCACCCCGCATAGCCAGCTCTACGACCACCTGGCCCGCCTGGCGAAGTCCTGGTCCTGCCGCCGCGTAGCAGTCGACAGCACCGCCGCCGGCGAAGCTCTCGCCCACCTCATGGCCCGCGCCCTCGGCGAAGACCGCGTCATCCCCTACCGCTTCACGGAAGTATCCAAGTCAAACCTCGGCTACGCCCTTCAAGCAGCGGCCACCACCGGCCGGCTCCAGATCTGGGCCGACGACCACAGCCCGGAATACAGCGAGCTCTTCGACCAGCTCAAGCGCTGCCGCGCCGAGTACCGCCCGAACCGCATGCTCCGCTGGTCCGTGCCCCAGGCCGAGGGCCACGACGACTACGTCGCCGCCCTGGCCCTCACCGTCCACGCCGCCAGCGAAACCCCCGGCCGCCGCGTCGCCCGTGGTAAAGTGACCGCGTGACACAACCCACGCCGCACCCCCTGTTCATCGCCCCGGACTTCACCGCCAAGCCGCCCCCCCTACCGCTACACACCCAGGTGCGCGGCCCCGCGGCCAACCCCCGCCCGCGATGACAGCCACGCTGCCCGACATCCTCCGCAACCGCAACCGCGACCGCATCACCGCCTACGACAACAACCTCGCCTTCTACAACGGCAAGCAGGACAGCCAACAGCTCCGCCGCCCCCGCCGCTTCCGCAATATCACCCTCAACTACACCCGCGCCATCATCCTCAAGACAGCCGCCCACGTCGCCACGCCGCACCAACTCCAAGTCACACCGATAGACGACTCCGAAGCCGCCGCCACCCAGGCCCAAAACGCCGAAGACGCCCTCAGCGCCGCATACGCTGACCTCGGCCTATCCCGCCTAGACTACGACACCGAAGTCGACACCGCAGTGATGGGCGATGGATGCTACAAAATCACCTGGGATGAGCCCGGCATGCGCCCCATAGTCACCGCGCCCGACCCCTCCGGCCTGTACCCCTGGCCACTCCCCCACGACCCCACACGGACCCGCCGCCTCGCCCACCGCTATGTACTCCAGCCGGACGACTTCCAGGCGTGGCGGAACCAGCCCGCGCCCGGCGGAAAACCCGTCCAAGTCGTCGAGGACTGGACCGCCGACACCTGGGACACCTACATCAACGGCGCCCTCGCCGAACACCTACCCAACCCCTACCCCTGGATCCCCTTCATCTTCTACCCCAACGAGAGCCAGCCCAAACAATGGTGGGGCGTTAGCGACATCCAGGCCATCCGCGCCCCCTGCCAGGAGCTCAACAACCACTTCACACGCCTCACCGCCATCCTCGAAATGTCCGGCGCACCCATCACCGTCCTGGAGAACGTCGACGACGCATCCGGCATCACCACCGACCCCGGCGCCGTCTGGGAGATCCCTCAAGACGCCAAGGCCTACCTTCTCGACCTCCTTCAGGGCGGCGGCGTGCGGATCCACGTCGACCTCATCGACCACCTCTACCGCTCCATTCACGACCTCTCGGAAGTCCCGCGCGCCGCCTTCGCCGGCCTTCAGCGCGACCTATCCGGCGTAGCCCTCCAAATCGAGCTCAGGCCGCTCGAGCAAAAAGTCGCCCGTAAGCGCCTCATACGCGACGACGTCTTCACACGCCGCGCCCGCATGATCGCCGACCTCTACGACGCCTTCACCGGCACGAACTACACAAACGCGGGCCTCATCACGATAGCCAGCAACGAGCCCGTCGTCCCCCAGGACCAGAACATGGACGGCGGCAGAGAAGTGGCCTACGTCGGCGCCGCCATCAGCTCCCGCCTGAGCTCCATGTCCCGCATCGCCATCGGCGACCCGTCAGCCGAATGGGAGCGCATCAAGCTCGAGGCCCGCGAGCTCGGCGAGATCTCCCGCACAATCAACGCACCGCCAGGCGCCGCGCGACCCGCACCCGCCCAGCCCCCGCCCAATGCCTGACCCCGCCGACATCGGCCTCGACCCCAGCGGCGTCTACGCCCTCTGCAGGCCCCTCGGCTGCCAGGGCATATCCGCCCTCCAACCCCTCGCGGCATGCCAGCCAAGCGGCGCCTGGACACCCGCGCCCATCCCTAGCGCCTACTGCGGCGACCTCGGACCCACGCCGCCGGAGATCTGGGAAACAATCTGGGGCTGGACCGGGCTGCCCGACTGGTTCGGCGCACTAGTCCTCTTCACCGGCGCCGCCATCATCGCCGTACTCGCCTTCCCAGCTTGGGCCGTCATCGCCGAATACCTCACCGTCACCTACGGGCTGCCGGCAAGCCCCACGATCGTGGGCGCAGCCTTCACCAGCGCCACGACGGTCAGCGTCGCCGTTCAGACCAGCTCTGGAGTGACCTGGTACCGCATCACTCAAGGCACCATCGTCACGCCCCAGCAGCTGCAGGCCTTCAAAGACTACCTCGACACAATCGTCCAGGCCTCCGGCGGACATTGACACCCCCCAGGGGTATCCCGCACACTGACACCCGATGACTGACGACGCCGCCGACGACGTGACCGAGCAAAAAGACGCACCGGATCCCGAGCTCGAAAAGCTCCGCGCCGACGCCGCCGAAACGGCCGCGCTGCGCGACCAGCTCGCCGGCCTGACCAGCGACCTCAAAGACGCACTGCGCACCGCCAACCCCGACCTGCCCGACATCGCGTTTGCCGGCGACTCGCCCGACGCCCTCAAAGCCGGCGTCGCCCAGGCCCGCCAGGTCGCGGACCACATCAAGCAGAACCTCCCAGCGACCCCCCCGCCCAGCACCGCCACCGCAAGCGGGCACCCACCGCCCGGTGGCGGCACCACCCGCTCAACCGAACCCACCGAAGGACTACGCGGCGCCGACCGCCTCCGCGTAGCGCTCAACAACAGGAGATAAATGGCCCTCACCCTGGCCGAAGCGGACAAATACTCGACAAATGAGGTCTGGAAGGGCGTCGCCGAGATCAGCATGGACGCCAACCCCCTACTCGGCCTCATGCCCTTTGTGGCCGTCCTCGGCAACGCCTACCAATACCAGCGTGAGCTCGCGGCCGCCGCCCCCACGTACATCGCGCCGGGCGGCACGGTCACCGAGGGCACGCCGACGACCACACAGATAACCCTGGCCCTCAAGATCCTCATCGGGGACGCCGACATCGACAAATTCCTCGCCGTCACCCGGTCGAAGGACCAGGACCTTGTCGCCGAGCTCCTGACTATCAAGGCCCGCAACTTCGCGGACACGTGGGGAGACAGCGCCATCTACGGCAGCATCGACGCCGACGCCAACCAGTTCGACGGCCTCCAGCAAATCATCGAGGACGACGCCACGGCGCAGATCGTCCACCAGTCGGCCGACGCCACGCCCGACCCCGGCACCATGTCCAACCTTCGCACCATGATCGACCTCGTCCGGCCGCGGCCCGACATGCTCCTGATGAGCCGGCGCACCCGGCGCGCCCTCTCCGCCGGAGCCGCCGCCCTGGGCTTCGACCTCCCCCTCAACTCGATCCAATCCCTGATGCGCCCCGTCCTCTTCTTCGACGACGTCCCCATCGTCGTCTGCGACTTCATTACCGACACCGAAACCTACACGGCCGGCGGCCTCTTCAGCCTCAAGACCGGCAGCACCGGCACCACCGTCTACGCAGTGCGCCTCGCCGAGGACGGCGTCCACGGCATCTTCGCCCGCGACCCCGAAGCCACCAGCGAAATCGAGGGAATCATCCAGGTCGAGAACGTCGGCACCCTCGAGACCAAGGACGCCAACCGGTGGCGCCTCAAGCACTACGGCGCCATCTGCCTCAAGGCCCGCCAGGCCGTCGCGGCCTACGACGGCCTCAGCGGCGGAAACTTCACGAACTAGCGTGGCCCGTGTCTACTGCGACCACTGCAAGGGACAGGTCGTCCTCGAGGAAAGCCAGAACCCCAAGTCAATGGCCCGCTGCGCCGGCTGTAAGTCGGAGCTGATCGGCCGATGGGAACCACCCTCGCAGCCCTCCGCACCGCCCTCCGCACACGCCTCGACGACGCAGGCTCAGCCGTCTGGTCCGACGCCGAGCTCGACACGCACATCCAAGCCGCACTCAAAGACCTCGCCCCCTTCATCCCGCACCCCCAAGCCACCACCCTCGCCACCGTCGCCGGCAGCCGCGAAGTCAACATCACCACCCTCACCAACCGCCTCACCGTCGAAGCAGTCGAGTACAAGACCGGCAACTGGCCCCCGTCCTACGTCAGCCACAGCATCTTCGCGGACACCCTCTACATCGAGACCGACCCAGCCCCGGACGGCAGCTCCGCGAAGATCTACTGGACAAGCCTCCATGTCCTCAACGGCTCGCAGACCCTCCCGACCCGCTACGACGAGATCCTCCTAGACGGCGCCGCCGCTGCCGCCTGCCGCCAGCAACACGCCGACACCGTCAACGCCGTCACCGACTCCGGCACCGCTGCGCCCCACGACTGGGCCACCCTCGCCAACAACTTCCAAACCGCCTACGAGGCCGCCCGCGCCCGCGCCCGCGGCATCCGCTCCCGCTATACACGCCAGGGCAACATCCCGGCCACGGACCGCCGCGACTCCGACCCCGGACTGTGAGGACAATCACCGCCCCCCTCAGCACCGCCCAGCGGGCGCCGGTGCGCAAGCCCTACGTGGCGGTCACGATCTCCGACCGCTTCGGCGGCATTCGCCGGCTGCGGGTGACGGAGGTTTACACCGGGTCGGAGGCTGCAGGGCCCCACGCCGCGGCCTCGCCGACGGACGGCGGGCTGATCCGGCTGCGCATCGAGGGGACGACGCTCTACCGGCAGCGGGACATCACCGACGGCTATAGCGTGTGGACGAGCTTCCGGACGAACACTCGCCTGTGCGCGCTGGCCGTCTACAGCGCTAACCTGGTGGCCTTCGCTGTTGACAGCGCCACGCCGACGCAGGTCTACACCGCCACGAGCGCCGACAACGGCGCGACCTGGTCGGCCTTCGCCCTGGCCTTCACCCACACCGAGAGCGTTGACGTCCTTGCCGCATGCGCCAAGGCCAACGGCGACCTCTGCGCAGTCATGGAGTCCGGGAACAACGTAGCCGCGCGGCGCTACACGGGCGGCGCCTGGGCGGCTGCCGTCGTCAGCTCCGACGGCCTGGTGACGCCCACCGGCCTGGCTGTCTTCCACCATGGCGACTTCAACACCGTGATCACCGGCGCGATCGTGACCGGGGGGGGCTCGCGGCTGGCTACGCGGATCTATGGCGACGGGTACTCGCAGCCGGCGAACACGTGGGGATCCGCGCGCAGCATCGCGGACACGGCCCCGGCGTCGGCGGTGGCGTACTCGGCGCCCTTCGCGGCGCGGCCGGACGTGTCCCGCATGACCGTGCGCGAGACGTTCACGGGGACTGGGGCCTACGACAGGATCATGACGGCGTACAGCCCGGCGACGCCGGACTACGTGAGCAACCTATGGCGGGAGCCCTCGCCGTTCAACCTCGATCATGACTACGGCCTCGCCATCGCCTACAACGCGACGAGCTTCTACCTGACGACGCCAAGCCGCGTCTACTCCGCCCTATTGGCCTTCGCGTCGGCGACGGTGACGCCCGACGTGGTCGCCATCGACTACCCCGACGTGCACCTGGGCACGGCGCCCACGGTCGTCGCCATCATCAACCGCAACAACGCCTACGGGACACCGGCCGCAGCTCCCGAGCCGGTGACAATAGGCGCTGAGGTACGGATCGCGCCGGGCTACTACGACGCCAACGACAACGCGCTCAGCTCGGCGGGTCCCGCCGTCTGGGTCGAGTCCCTCGAGTACGACTACTCGGCGCCGTCCCAGGGAACGCTACGCCTCCACTGCCGACCGATGTGGCACTGGCTGCGGGCCTGGCGGGCGCCGCGCGCGATCAACTACGCCTCGCGGTCGCCCTTCCAGATCCTGCAGGACCTGTTTGCGCGCGCCGGGTTCGAGCTGAGCTCGCTGGGCGCGAGCAATGAGGCGACGATCGCCATCCCGTCGCACATCATCCCGGCCGGCCAGGACGGGCTATCAGCGGCGCGGCTGCTGCTGGCGCGGGTGCCGGACGTCATTCTCACGCGCGGCGAGTTCGCCTTCCTGACGGAACCGCTTGCCTCCGAGGCGTCAGACGCGGCCTACGCGCGGGGGGATGCCGCCAAGCACACCATCCTGGCCGCCTCGTACCGCCAGGACGCCAAGCCGGCGACGCATGTCCGCGTCGTCGGCGGACCTGCGGCCAACATCGTCGGCGAGAGCATTGACTTCGCAGAGGGGCCGCTGCACGCCAGCGCGCCCGCGCTTACCGCGGACCGCAACCTAACCACAGCGGCGGACGCCCTGGACCGGGCAACTGCCATCTCCCGCCTGCACACCATCGCCAGCCGCTCGGACGCCATCCGCACGCCGGTGCACGCCGGCCTGGAGCTGCACGACGTGATAGACATCACGGACGCCCGCGCCGGCCTGAGCGCCGCGAAGCGGCGGGTCACGGCGCTCCGGATGACCTACGAGCGAAGGCCAGGCAGGGTTGGCAAATTTGACCACGCCGTCGCGCTGGGCGCGCCATGACGACGCTGGCGCGCGGCATCGTGCGCGCCTACGACGCCACCCTGCACACGGCCGACGTGCAGCTGGCGGTCTCGCTGCCCTCGCTGGCCCTGGCCATCCCTGTCTCGGTAGCCATCCCAGCCGCCGATGTCGTGGCCGGCCGCGAGTGCGGGGTGCTGCTCTTCAGCGACGACAACCCGCAGGATGCGGCCGTGATCACGATCCACGGCGTGCCGGGCACCAGTGGCGGCGCCGCCGGCACCGGGTATTTGTACAAGCCCGGCATTGCGGGCGGCCAGACGGCCTATGGCGGGACGGCAGCGGGCGAGATCCTCACCTTCGCCGGCACGAGCCACGCCACCCCGGGGCAGGTCCGGATCAGCGACAAGCTCAACGTCGGCTCTCTGGGCGGCATCGCGGACGTGCTGAACGTTCGTCACCCAGGCGGGAGTATCACCGCGACGCTGACGTTAGCCGAGCTGGCGACGAATGCAACCACTACGCTGGCCGAGAACAACGCCACGTTCTACGGCCTCTACTCGCAGCCAGGGATTGCGGGCACGAGCGGCAAGACGGGCATGGCCGTCCGGGGCCTCAACTTCTTTGCGACGTGTTCGGGCGCCGGGACGTTCACGGAGGTGCGCTCGATCTATCTGCGGTCCGCGCTCCTAGGCTCGCCGGCGATTACCGACTTGGCGCAGATCTGGGCCGAAAGCATCCTCACCATCGGCTTCACCGGCTCGGCGGCACAGGCCTACGGCGCTTACATCGGGCCGCAAGGCTTCACCGGCGCCACCAACGCCTACGGTGCGCGCATCCGCGACCCCGGCGCCGGCACGAACCGCCGCGCGCTGGCCATCGACGACGTGACGGGCGGGACGCTGGCGTACATCATCGAGGCCGGGCCCGCAACGCCGCACATGCGGCTGAATGGCTCCGGCAACTGGGCGCCGGGCATCAACACGGCCGAGACGCCGCTCTACCTGCTGGCCGGCAACAACGACAACCCGCTGACCAAGACGCTGCGTCAGGTGAAGTGGGTGGATCCGGGCGCCGGCGGCGCCAACCTGGCGGCCGGGCAGCGGGTTATGATCCTGGTCTGAGAAAGGACGCGCCATGCCTACGTACACGATCGCCCTCAGCGACGCCCTGAATTTGCGGCTGGCCCGCCACGTCGACGCCAACAACCAGAGCCAGGGCACCCAGCACTCGATCGGCGACTGGCTACAGCGCCACGTCCTGGAGATTGCGACGCAGCAGGACACGATGGACGAGCATGTGCGCCTGATCCGCCAGGCCGAGGCCGACGTCGGCGCGGCGCTAGCTGCGTTCCGCGACCGGCTCATCTCCGGGCCGCGGGCGACGCCGGACCGGGCCACACGGCGGCACGCCACGCCCTAAGCCCCTGCTAAACTAAGCGCGTGACCGAGACGTGGCTCGACTTCTGCAACCGCAGGCCTGGCCCCGCGTCGAAGCGCGGCTACTACGCCATCGGCCCCACGCGCCCCCTCGCCCTCATCTCCGGCGAAGTCAAGCACTCCGCCGAAGGCACCCGCGCCGGCATGCTCGCCGTCCTCGACGGCCCAGATCAAAAGTCCTGGACCTTCAGCCTCTATAGCATCGCCCTCCCCGACCAACACTACCCACTCGAAGCCATCGCATGGGCCGCCGGATCCCCCGGCGCCAATATCCCCTACGTCCAACTCGAACACGAAGGCTACGCCGGCCAACCCCTCACCGACACGCAACTCCACTACACCACCCGCATCACCGCCGCCATCCGGCGCCTCACCGCCGCCGGCCAGACGCCACCCACGCGGCGACTCAACCTCTGGGAACACAACGAATGCGTCGCCCGCTACGGCGGCGCCGCCACCGCCTGCCCGTCCGGACGCATCCCATGGAACGACATCATCCACCACCTCGACCAGGAGGCCCGCACCATGCTCATCACCAACCTCCACGCCCGCCACGACGACGACGAGGTCTACGCCGAGATCGGCCCCTCCCTCGTGCACATCAGCCGCCACGAGTACATCGCACCCCAAGGCTGGCAACGCATCACCCGCCACGCGCCCAACGCCGCCATCTGGCAACGACCCACGTTCTACCCCGAACACGACAGGAGCCTCCCATGAGCGACGGCCACTTCCAAACCCACGCCACCATCGACCGCTCCCGCGACCCCGCCGCCGCCGCGCGCACCCTCGTCCACGCCACCGCCAACATGCACGCCCTCGCGCTCGCCCTCATTCAGGCCGTCATCGCCGTGCACCAGGAGGACCCTGCCCTTGCCAGCGAACAACTCCGCCAGCTCGCGACCCGCATCCTCGCCGAAGAGGCAACGGGGAGCGCAGCCCGCCAACATCAACGCGCTTAAGCACGGACGCTACGCCGCGGACTTCTGGACGCGAACCCTCTCCGTCGCAGACCGCCGGATCTGGGACCTCGCCGACACCATCCCCGCCGACGACCTCAGCGGCGAACTCGCCACCTTCCGCGCCGCACTGCTCGACATGCGCGACGCAGCACTCAAAGACCACGAGCTCCTCGACCTGCTCTTCACGGGGCTCCACAAACTCGCCGGCGTAGCCGCCACCCACTACCGGCTATCAGGCGACCAGGAACAGCGCCTCGAAGACGGCATGGCCTCGATCCTCAGCGACCTGCGTCTCGTCATGGCGCACGACCCACTCGAAGGGATGTGAGCAATGAAGAAGCTTATCCGCCACCCAGCCACCCGCGCCTTTGCCCTCGTACTCGTCGGCGCCGTCGCCGCCTACCTCTCGCAACTGCTCGGCGCACCGCCGTGATCACCGCCATCGCCGTCACCCTAGCGACACTCACAACCATCGCCATCATCCTCTTCCTCGCCGACTGGGCTGGCGACGATTGACACTCTGCCTCCTCCAGCTCTACTTCGAAGTCCTCCTGGCCTCACTCGCCACCATGACCGTCGCCATCGCCAGCGCCGCCGCCATCCAAGTGGCGCGCGACCTCGCATTCCTCCACTGGTGGCGCAACCGCAAACGATGACCGCCGGCCAGATACGCCCAAGCCCATTCGTTCCCGCCCCACCCCATTCGTTACCGCGAAGCCCGCGCCCGCCCGCTGCCACCACTGACAGCGCGCCGCAGAAGGGTCTGAGGTACGGAGGGGCCAGCCACCTACCCGCTACCAGCCACCACTGACAGCGCGCCGCAGAAGGGTCTGAGGTACGGAGGGGCCAGCCACCTACCCGCTACCAGCCACTCAAACCACGGCCCCCTGAGCTCCGGCCCTTGAGCCTAACCGGCTCCGGGTGTCCGACGCCCCTTTCGCCTACCCCTGCGCTGAATCGGGAGTCACCCGGTCGCCTTGCCCCGGCAATGGCTCCCTTTCTCACGCCAGCAGGGTTCACGCTACACCAACCACGAACAACGCCCCCGGCTACAACACCGGCGCTCAGGGGGCCGGGCTCCTACGTCGCCAATCCCATGGCCTACGGCCTGGAAAACCGCTTAGTTCAGGCCTCACCCCACCCGTCACAGACGCGCCCCCCCATCCGGCCTGAAAAGCGCGGGAGCAAGGCAAAACGGCCTTGGACAGGCCCCAGTGCGCACAGAGTACCAAGCGCCCATGGCCTCGCAAAGCGGCCCGGAAAACAACTCATGGAAAGGACACATTCCGGGCCGCTTCCGTCGCTGTCGCAAACTCTTTCAGCGCCATAGCCAATCCGCACCACCACACGCCGTACGCACACCCACCACCCACGCAGTTCTACGAACGCTGAAACAGCTTTGCTCGCCGCGCGGCCCGGGCCCTGGAAAGGGCGCGAATCAAGGAAACCGACAACAGCGCGCCCCACCAACCCAGGGCCCGGGTGCCTCAGCCTTGACCGCTTGGTAACTACAGCACTGTTAGTTATTCACTTATTTGCCCCTCCGGGCAGGAAGGACGATCACTCGTGGACGCGGAAACAGCAGATTGGATTGAGAAGACCTACGGCTCATTCCGGTGGTGGAAGCGCTGGAAAGGATCACGGCCAGGAGCAGTCGCGGCATACCTCCGCCGCACTCCACGGCTCCTGATCTACTCCCGCCACATAAACGGCCGGTGGGTTACCACCAGGCGGATACGCGCCTACTACTGCAAGTCCGAAGACATGTTCCACCCGGCCCAAATAGGCTGGGAACACTCACGAGGACGCGGACCTACGGCCTCCGGCGGCCGGGGGATGATCCCCCGGACCCACAACACCTTTAGTTCGCATCTACAACCGCAGCTACTCTAGTGCGCGCCAAGAGGCGTCAGCGCCACGAGCGGAGAAAGGACGCAACGCTCCGCCCAGCCGGGACCCGCTCGCCCGGCCATCCACCACGCAACCTGAGACCACAGAAAGGAAACGGCAATGCCAGACCTCCCGTTCAGCATCAACGCCAAATACATCAACACCAACGGCGTCGAGATCCTGTTCAGCGTGCGCGGCACCAACGCCGACACGTTCAAGAACAACATCCTCGCCGCCAACGAAATGTACCCCGACGCAGGCCTCCTCACGGTGATGGACGAAGCGCTCACGAAAGCCGCAGCGCCCACCGCCGAACCCCAGGAAGACCGGCTACAGCTCGTAAAAAGCCAGGTCGCCGCAGCCACCTCCAACGCCCAGCAACGCAGCGCCGCCGCTTCCGCCCGCCGCAAGGACGAAGCTCCGAAATGCAACGTCCACAACTTCCCCATGCGCTGGTCCAAGATCGACGGCATCGACTGGTTCTGTCCGGCCAAGAACGACGACGGCACATGGTGCTCAAACCGCGTTGAGGTAGCGGGATGACCACCCACACGGACACGCTCTGCGACTCCTGCTCCGGCGCCGGTTACGACGAAATCACCACCTTCCACGGCTCATTCGCGGAAGACGGCGACATCGACTGGCTCATGACCACGCTCGGCGCCGACGTCGCAGACCACCTCTGCGACGCCACGGACGAACCCACCATCAATTGCGCCTGCGCCTGCCGTGGACGCTAGCCAGCTCACCGCGACGGGGACCATGGTCGTCTCCGCCGCGGGGATCATCCTCACGCTCATCCCGCGACGCCGCGTTCCCCGAAAACCACAACACCTCGAAAACATCACGAAAGGAATGCACTTCAATGATCTCACTAGCGAACACAGCCCGCCAGCTGACCACACGCGCCCACATCCGCGAAGCCGAGAACCACATCCGCATGGCCACACTCCACCTGAACGACGCGTTCGGCTCATCGCTTCCCGGCTCCGGCCTGCTCGGTTCCCTCTCCCGAGAGCTCGAAACCAGCCTATCCATGGCCGAGCGAATCCGGCTCGCCCTCCAGTCGCTCATCGACGACCTGGAAGCTGAAGCATGAACGTCTTCAACCACTCCTTGCCCACGATCAACGGCAGCCTCTCGATCGACATCGAAGCCACACGCCGCGACAAGGACGGCACACCGATGGCCATGATCACGGTCGTACTATCCAACCGCCCGGCCTGGTCAGCAGTGACCACCTACATCAACCACGACCAGCTCGCCGCCCTCGCTCACCTCTTCGCCTCGGTCGACCACGAGCTCACCCTCTGGATGGAAAGGAACGCAGCATGAACATCAACACCCATCTCACATCATTCCTCGCACCCCATTCGCCGACCCCCCTCTTCCCCCTCGGCCCCATCTACACCACACCGGCAGTCCTCAACTCCCGCATCATGCTCGAACAACTCGCTCAGGCGCTCGGCCGGCATGCCGCCGGAGACTGGGGCGAACTCGATGATGACGACCGAGCGGAGAACAACCTAGCCCTCAAACACGGCCTCCGCCTGTTCAGCGCCTACATCTACGGAGACGTCAAGATCTGGATAATCACGGAAGCCGACAGATCCTCGACCACCATCCTCCTGCCCGAAGACTACTGAAGAGAAGCCATGACATACACCAAACGCACCCTCCGGCTCCTCCCACCCGAAACCCGGCGACTCGCCCAACGCGTCAACGCCATCGAAACAGCAGTCCGCTACCTCCGCGTCGCCGTCGTACCCAATCTCGCAACTCACGAACGCATACGCCTAGCCGAGAACAACCGCCGAACCAAAGCCAACCTGCAGTAGCGGCCGCGACCGCCCGCCACGCCCGTAGCACCGTCACAACGGCGGCGCTGCGGGCGCTTTTTTTTGCCCGTACCATCCCCCTTCCGCCGCACGCCCATTCTTGACGCGACCCCGCCGCCGTCAACCCGCAAGGGGTCCCTACGCCTACGGCTAGGGCCTAACGGTGACGGCGACGGGCTTCGCCAGTCCGTTGTTCCACTAACGTCGAAAGGGGGACGACCCGGCGAGGAACCGCACGAGCGCAGCCAGCGCGTCCACGTCGTCAAGCCGGCGCCGCCGGTAGCCAACAAGAAACGCCAGCAGGCACACGTGAGCCAGCAACCCGCAAACCAGCACCAGGTCCACAATTAACCCCGCCGTGAGCACCGTCTCCATGCGCCCGATTATCGCGCACCCGCCGTCCGCCTGACTACCAATCAGGAGGCTTCCGCCTACCCCGCCGCCGCGCGTTCGAGGAGGCGGACGATGGGGGAGTAGCGGCGGTGTCGCTCGATGACGTCGCTCATGTCGAGCTCGAGGTAGATGCGGGTCGTCGTAAGGGAGCGGTGTCCGAGGATCCTCTGCAGGCTGAAGACGTCGCCGCCGTTGTGGAGGTACATGCGGGCGAAGGTGTGGCGGAGGAGGTGGGCGCCGCCGCGCTGGACGCCGGCGCGGCGCATGCAGCGCCGGACGACGCGCCCGAGGCCGGTGACGGTGAGGGCGCCGCGCCGCCCCCGCCATGGCAGGTCGACGCCCATCAGGCACCAGCGGGCGAACTCGGTCATGGGTATCTCGCGTCTCCCTACCTTGCCGTCGACGCGGACGACCTCGGGGCCGACATCTGCCCAACTGAGGGAGTGGGCCTCTCCCAGCCTCATCCCTGTATCGAGCAGGACTGTGAGCAGGGCCTTGTCGCGGCGAGAGAGGGTGGCCGCCATGACGCGCAGGACCTGGGACTCGGTGAGGGCTTCGCGGAGCTTGGGGAGGCGGCGGGGGCGGCCGACGTCGTCCATGGGGGTGGAGGTGAGGGCGTAGCGGCGGTCGCACCACCGGAAGAAGACGCGCATCGCGACCCAGACGTCGAAGCGCGTGACGTCGGAGACGCCGCCGAGGCCGACGAGGACCGCCTCGATCTCGGCGGGGGCCGTGGGCAGCGCGGCGCAGCTGCGCGCGAGGGGCCGCAGCATCTCGCCGTACCAGGCTACGGTCTTGGGGCGAAGGCCTCGGGCCAGGCAGGCGGTGCGGAACGCTTCGATAGCGGCGGCGACGGGAGGGGCCCCCGGCCTGGGCAGAGGTGGAGGTGGCTGCGGCCGGTGTGATCGATTAGCTGCCACGCGGTTATGGTCCTCCTCCAGCGCAGACGGGCCCCACAGCCCGCGCACGTAGAGACGTAGAGGGTGGCCCCGGCGTTACATGTGGCACTCAACGGCCGTTGTCGCGCCTGAGGGCGGCGCCCGCGCGGTAGCAGGGGCAGAGCTCACGCAGAGCCGTGTCGCTGCGGCAGTGGGGGCAGGCCCGGCAGATGCAGACGTCGGGTTCGACGAGGGCGGCGGCGGCTTGGGCCACGCCGTCGCGTTCGCGTTCGAGCTGGTGGAGGTCGCTGATGAGCCTAGCGCGGATAGTGTCGCGGCGGACGCTCCTAGCCACGGCGGGCCTCTTTGGCGGCGGCACGTGCGGCACGGCGCGTTTCGGCGTTGGGGCCTGTCCAGGGTGCGGCGCCCCACGTTCTCCTGAGGGCACGGATCTGTTCGCGGATGAGCGGCGGGATGTGGCGGGCGAGGGTGACGGGCGCCCAGTCGAGCAGGCCGTCGAGCTCGACGGCGTAGAGTCCGGCGGTGGGGAGGTCGGCGAAGCCTCCGAGGGCGAGGCCGGTGCCGACGTGCGTGACGCGCCAGGCGCCCCAGTATGGATCTAGGGCCTGGTGGACGGCGATTTCGCCGAACTGCAGGCCTGGTGTGATGCGGTAGCCGAAGATCTTCTCGAGGTTGAGGTCGCCCCAGGCCATGCGGATAGACGCCCAGCGCCAGGCCTTAGTCATGCCCGGCCTCTTCGCGGGCGAGCCAGCGGAGGAAGGCGGCGGGGT